AAGGTAGAGTCAGCGGACGAGCGGCTTGAAGCCTCACTGTCGATGTTAGCTTGAAGGGTCGAATCGGCACTTGCACGGCTAGAAGCTTCAGCAGTGATGTTCGACTGGAGAGTAGCCTCAGCGGCTAACGCTCTTGTTTCTTCTGCTGCAATAGCAGATTTAGTCGACTGACCGATTTGATAGAATATGGATGATGTATCTGGCATATTAGTATGTGTTTAGTTAGTGATTATAAAAAAATCAAGTTGTTAAGCAGTACCGTCTGACGCAAGCTCCGTCCAAGCGGAACCGTCCCAGATGATAACTTTATTAGTGTCCGTCTCAAAGTAAGCTTTACCTGCAACAGGAGAAGCGGGACGGGTGGATGATGTAATTAAATCTAGTGCAGCCATGTCTTATAGTTCCTCCATTGGTGCGGTCCAAGCTTCTCCTGATAATACAGTAAGAATAGCTGAGTGACTCAGTGTGTCTTTACCGTACAAGCAACGAGGTTTAGGTCCTTCGTATTTAACAAAGGTTTCATCCCCCGCTACGTTGTATCTTAGTGTATCTCCTGAAGTCTCAAGCACATCGTCAAAGTTGACGGATGAAACATCAGAAGCGTTTATTATAACATATTGTCTATCGCTCATAATTATTAAGGAGTTTCGTTTACGAAAGTAGGACCGTTTACTAAGGTCATATCATTACTTCCAGCGTTATCAGAAACCGTAGGTGAACTATCTCCATCGCCGAATCTCCACCAATGCGTAAGTCCTGATATAGAGGACAGGTCGATAGCTTTATCTCCCGAATCTCCACCGGAATTATAGATCGATGTTATATCAGAAGAGCTCAGAGTTGTTCCAGTCCACAGCCCTACCTCGTCTACATCGCCGTCAAAGTAAAAAGAAGTACCCCCTCGGAAAAACTCTTTTATTTGCCAATCACCATCAGTTTGAGTTGTACCTGATTGAGAGCCGTTGACATAACACTTCAAACTTGTTCCATCCCCAGTAAAAGCAATGTGATACCAAGTATTTGTGGTTAAACTAGACGAAAGAGTAAACGTTTTCGCACCTCCACTAGTCCTGAAAAATACCGTATTGGCCGACCAGAATAATATTCCATACTGATTTGCTGTGGTTGTAGTAAATGAGTTCTGAGATGTGTTATTAAAACGAAACCATCCTGAAATACTCTTATTACCAGACAGAGCTGAGTATGTTGAACTTAGTGTCGCATAGTCGTTTGTACCGTCTAAAGATAGGCTGTATTCGTTACTGAAGCTTGCACTAGCATCGTTAGCGAAACCTCTCCACACTCCGCTGTCATATACAACAATAGAACCTGCGTCTGTGCTGCCTTCTTTCTTTAAGTACATCTCGCCATTCTTAGCAAGACCGTTAGTAACTAGCGAAGATTGTTCACTGTCGTCAATTAGTGTAATGTCACTCATTATTAGCTGTTGTTAAAAATTTGCCAGTCACTGCCGTCAAATACATAAAGCTTCGTAGAGTCGCTTCCGTACATGATCGTACCTGTGTCGTCGCTAGTTCTAGCCGTTATGTTTGAAGCTGTGTCTACTGAAGGAGCAACGGTCTCTTGAGGGAAGCCCAGTATAGACTTTAAGAAGTCTGTAACTGCGTCCGTCTTGTTTACCTTTTCGTCCAACTTCGACTTAACAGTTGTTCCTATTTGTTGAAGTATATTAGCCATTGTTTGTAATTTTTATGTTAGTGGTTATTGATTGTCAAAACTATTAAGAAGATACCCAACCTGACTCAGTAAATACATACAATTTATTAGTATCAGTGGCAAAAGCCATAGTACCTAACTCATCATCTGTCCTTGCTTGTATATTACTTTCGGTGTCTAAAATTGCTTTACTCGTACTAGTAAGAGATATTAGTAAATTTCTAACACTTTGTCCCATTTGATACCATACACTCATATCTTGTTTTGCTTAATTGGTTAACTGTGACACTTGTTAGTAAATCACGGATCACCTGTCAAGCCTTCAATAAATTCATCGTAATCTCCTACCTCTTCCTCACGAGCATCTAAGAAGTAAGGTAAAGAGTTCCAGGCAGTCGTGCCGTCACCTATCTTAATTCTATTACGGTAGGAGTCTAACTCAATAGCTATCTCACCTTCTAGAAGAACAGGGTTCTGTGATGTCCATTCACTACGAGTTCCTCTTCTTAATTGTATACGTTTAGTAAAGCTAGGCATCAGGTTGTCCTCCGTCAAATATATCAGTGTCTTCTAAAACTGGTCCACCTCCGTCAATAGTAACAAAGAATGGATCACTCTCTAAGGATGTTACTTTAGTTTGTAGTTCTGTTGCTTTCTCTTTGTTCTCTTTTGCAGTAGCCGAAGAACCAGCAGCAATAGTACGTTGTTGAAACGCTAAAGGATTAGGACGAACAACAGGTCTTCTAGCAGGTCTAGCCATGTGTTAACACTCCCAACGACGCAACGCCAAAGCCTTACGAGTAGGACGACCCTTGCTGTCTTTCATAGGTCCCCTGTTACCGCTCATACGAGCACAGAAGGAACGCTTACGTGGACCACCGCCAGGCTGAGGAGCCTTCAAGTTAGAGCCAGTAGCTTTATTATACTTAGCTCTACCCTTCGCAGTGAGTCCGCCTTTCTTGCTTTTCTCACCTCTGCCTATCGACAAAGATACACTCACTTCTTCTTCTTCGGAAAGCCACGCTTCATATTAGCGTAAGCCTTTGGTGTGATCGTTGACTTCTTCTTGCTACGGCTAATGCCTAAGCTCTTACGTTTATTAATGTTTTTATATAGACTCATTTCTTAATTAATATCTCCATCATGCGGTCAAGTTTGTTGTGCATCTCATTGATTGCAGTTTCAACTTTACCTATTCTACTTTCAACAGCAGCATCTCGTTCTCGTTGTGTCGCTAGTTCTACCTCTATCTTTGTAAGTCTTTTATCACCAACATCTAAGCGTGTAACTATGCGTTTGATAACCCACCCTATTAAGCCAAAGGCTACAACAATAAAGGTGTTAATAAAGTCAGCAACAGAGTCGATCATCGTTATCCTATAGCTACTACTTTGAGGTATTGAGATGCAAAACTTAATGCAGTGATTCCTCCCGAACTACCCATTTCAAAAGTTCCTTGATCTCCTAACTGTAATACTAAGGTGTTGTTAGTTAAAGATGTTATTTGAATTCCGTATCCAGAAGAGGAACTGAAGCCATTAAAAAACTCTCCTACTGATTTAGCACCACTATCGGATGCTGATGAATTAACATAAACCGCAACTTGTACATCTGTGGTTCCTAAGTTATGTGTAATAGTGTGAGTGCTACCGTTCGCTACGGTTACAGTACCATGCGAGTTATTCCAAGCAGCTGTGTACTTAGATACAGCACCTCCACCACTACCACTAGCAGCAGCTGTAAGTCTACCTTGTTGGTCTACTGTAATGTCAGCGTTTGTATAAGAACCTGGCGAAACAGCAGTGTCAGTTAAATTTAATGTACCAGTTGTAGTAATAGGACCGCCTGATAGTCCTGTACCGCTGTCCACTGAAGTGACTGTACCGCTGCCGCCTGCTTCACTGAGCTTTGCTAAACGAATACCACCAGCAGTTGTACCGTCGTGTACTCTAAGCGTATCGTTTGTTGTATCTACTGTTACTTCACCTTCAGCTCCAGTAAAGCTACTGTGCTCGGTGTCTGTACCTCTTCTAAGTTGTACTGATATATTTGGCATGATGATGGTCTTATACGATTGATCCGAAGTCTAAGGTAGTCGCAAGCTTTGCGGAAGTTACGGCAGCATCGGCTAATTGTGTGGTACCTACTCCACCGGCTGCTATACTTAATGTAGCGTCTCCAGTAGCAGCTCCCCCACTCAGCCCGGTACTGGCGATAACAGCAGTAATGTCTCCATTTCCCCCGCTAACAATCGTACCACCTGCGGTCGATCCGTCATGTACGTGAAGCTTCTTGTCGTCTGTTGTGTAGATGAGTTCCCCGGCAGCACCTGTAAAACTGGTGTTCTGTGTTGCGGTTCCTCTGCGAATTTGTACTGCTATGCTCATAATGTGTTATACTATTTGTCCGTAAGAATAAGAAGCTGATACAGGATCAGTGGCTACACTTCCCCAATCATACTCCGTTGGAATGTCTGTTGCTACTTTATACCCCCGTTCAATAACAAGGATTTCTGAAAGATTGACAGGCGGTGTATCAAACTGTATCTCATCTGCTCCACCTGCTACTGTATAGTCATCTGGGTCTTGTACAGCACCGTTAATAGATACCAATACAGCTGAAGATGCTACACCGTTTGTAGTAAAAGAAAGAGAGAATGTATCAGTCGTACCGTCCCCTGTGAATTTATTAAAGTCTGGAGTAAGCCCAACACCTGTAGCAATAGCAGAAGCAATGCCGTCTACATAAGCTTTTGTTGTAGCGTCCGCTAAAGCCGTAGGAGTACCTACATTTGTAATACGTTTACCTTGAGCATCCCACTGCGTACCGCCTTGTTCTAACTGCAACGACGCATCATTTAACTCACTGATCTCTTCAGCAAGATAACGATTGTGTAGGTACGCTCGATCAAGCTCAGATTCCGTCAACACAGAACCATTTACAAAGTCTACGAGGTTCGTGTCGGGTTGGCTCTTTCTACGTACTCGGACGATTTGATTCTCAGAAGCTCCAACGTTTAACCGTACCTTTGTATCGCCGTTACTTTCAACGATGATTGAGTAAGCAGATGTAAGTTGAACAGCACCGTTAATCTCGACTGTTACGTGTTCGTCTTCTAAGTAGTCAAAAGTAAAAGCAAAGTCCGTCTGTCCTGATGTCGCTGTATAATCTTGGTAAGTGTTAGCCATGATGTTAAGTGTATATTATTAATTATTGAGAGAGAAGAGCAAGTACATCTTCACGTTGCATACCACCTTTTAAACCTGCTCTTGCTGCTGTAAGTCCTTTATACTGTTCAGCTAGTTCAGGAAACTCGGTAAGCATTTGTTTTTTAGCTTCTTTTCTAAATCGACTTAGTATGCTATTTATTTTTTGAACACGAGGACTAGGTAGACCTGGTTCAGAAACGGGAGTTAAACTTTGATAGTTTTTACTTTTCACTAAACGCTTTAAAGCAGAACGCATCGTTTCTCCTCCTACCTTCACGCTCTTAAGCAATTCTAACTGCCTATCGTAAGCTGTTTGCCCTTTTTCGTTTTCATGCTCAAGCATATTTATTTGTCCACCTAAGTTCGGTTGTGGTTGTCTGAAGGCGTGATTTAAACTAGCCATTTCCTCTAGTACTGCATCTTCCTTATAAGGAGACATAGCTATTGGATTTATAAACCCAGTCCCCATCCACTGCTCCGCTGTGTATTC